TTTATCTCCGGCTGAAACTTTATGGCCAGATTATACGACGCGTTTAGCATCTGTTCAATGTTTTTTTCGTGGGCGCCTTTAACCCACTGAATCTTTACGCCAGTTTCTTGTTCGATAAAAGCAAGCTGCTTCGGGTGCAGGCGCATGTAACTGGTGTCCTGCGTCTGCACAGCGTGCGACAGCAAATTTTCCAGACGGCGCTTACTGCCCGCCACGGAGATGCCTTGGTTATCCCCGAGAAAAACGAAGCCGTTGTTGCGCGAAAAGTCAAGAACTGCTTTGTAGATTGCAGACCCCCGACCCCCTTTTCCCCACTGCGACACATTCAGCTGGATTGTCTTGTCCGACAGGTCAACCATAACGTCCGCCGTGCGCGTCTTTGTTTTACCTTTTGGCAGCGGCTCCAGCGTTGTCAAAGACATCGCGTAGCTGCCATAGGGGATGAGCCCGCCTTCCAGCGTGCGCGTAATGTCACGGACAGCAGGCACATAATCCGGCTCGATGTTCGCGTATATCGCGCTGATAATCTCCCGCATGTTGGCGATTGCGCTCGCCGCGTTGGTGGGGTCTCCCGCCTTTGCGGTAGAGGTGCCAAACTGTGCGACCTCACCATCGCTTAAGGTGTACCTCTCCCACATGACGCGCAGGTCTTTTAAGTCGCGCGCGTCGAGGGGGCCTTCAGGCACTTCGCGCACTGCGGCGTCGTGGGACGTTTGAGCATTCTGCGAAAACGTCGCAGCGGGGTCCATCGCTTCGTTTCTCGGACGCTTCACGAAATTGAAATCAGCGTCCATTTCCATGTCGATCTTGAATATGGTGCCATCAGGGAGCGTGGTGAAATACTGCTCCGGCGCGGTAGCGTACACCGTTACACCCTGCGCGACAGTGTACATGCCGTCGCTGTAAATAAAACCGTTGCGGGTGATTACCGAGTCCTGCTCATACTTTTGGCCCATCGCCAGCGCGTCTTCTTCAGATATGCCAAGCACGATGAACGAGTTCTCGTCAGGGCGGTCGTAGACACCCTTGACCGGAATGACTTCGTAGCCCGCTGCTTCAAGATCGTTGCGCATCGCGGCATTACGCGTGGCATTCTCCTCCGCAGACAATTCCCGTTTCATCGGGTTCTCGGCGGTCAGGATTGACCAATCGCTTTTGTGCAGGATGTCGGCTATACCCGCCGAGGTGAAGTCTTCCGCTGTGGCTTTGTTTCCCGCCTGCGGGTTGTTCCCCGACATCTGCTGCGCGAGAAAGCGGAGGGGCATCTCCTTCATCAGTTCCGAAGGGAGAATCCCCAAACGCGCGGAGTTAAGCTGGTACAACGCGGTGAGCGGCGTGGCGTATGCGTGGATCGCCGACTCGGTATATACGTTCATGGCGCGTATGCCTTCGATCACGTCGCGGCGCAGATTCTCCACTTCGGCGGCGCGCACCGCGCCCTTATCTTTGCGGGCGTTCAGGTATTGTGAATAGGCCGGTTTGTCTTGTACAAGCTGCACGCCGAAGTGCTGCGCGCGCGCTTGCGCATCCGAAGTCGCAAGGAACGTTAGTTCCTGACGCTGCTCCGGTGTGATGGTGCTATCGTCCAGCGGGGTCAGCTCCGCGACGCGCGCATTGGTACGTTGATCTACCTCCGCCGGGGTGGCAGAACCCTGCTGGGATGCTTCGTATTCTTCGCGGGTTGCCACCGGCGCCTCACGATCCGCCAGTTCCGTGGCCTGCTTTTCCAACTCTTGGGTTTGCGCCTGGAAGAAAACCTGCGACTCGCCGTAGTTCATCCCGCCGGGCTCCCTCTTCAGAAGCGGAAGCAGCGCGTTTTGCATCACAGGATCGGTGATGTAGGTAACCAAGTCTGCTGTGCGGATGCGCACGGTGCTGCCCTCAATCGCAAGCCCGTCCTGCAACTGCGCCACGACATCAGGCATTTGAGCCTTCAGCACGGTGAGGTCTGCCCCCGCTTGGGTGAGGACTTCGTTCAGCGCGGTAGCGTCGATATAAACTTCCGACAGGCCGCTATCCGGCAGCACTTCGGTCAAGTACTCGTTGAACTTGCCGGGGTGCCGCTGGCGTAAGGGATGCTCATTCGCGGCAGCTACCACGTCGGACAGGCGGCTGAAGGTATCCTGCGCGTCTTGTGCCTGCCCCGCGAGCACGCGCTGTGTGTGCCGTGCAATCGCTTCTTCTTCCGTGAGTCCGGCATCGGGCTGCTGACCAACACGGCCCGCAAGCTGTACAGGCCCCGCTGCGGCCACGCCGGTGAGATACCCTTCCACCGCTGAACCGAAAGGGTCAACACCCGCGTCGGCGCGTACAACCCTGCGCCCTTGAAGCGTGGCCACGTCTTCCAGCGCGCCCTGCGCACCTTCTTCCTTGCCCTCTTTGTGCAGGTTTTTTAGAATACTGCGTATGTTGCCCGTAAGTGCCTCGGCGGAGGCGCGTGCCCCACCAGTGATGCGCGATCCTGTCGCGGTAGCCAGCGCGGAGGGAAGCGCTGCACGCCCCCATGCCTCTGCCGCGAGGATTGCCCTCGCGATCTTCGGTTCGTTGTCTTTCAAAAGTTCGACGTACCGGGGCGATATTTTTACCAGCTCCGCCTCGGGCATGCCTTCAACCTGCGCTTGAATCGAAGACAGGGTAACAAGCCCCCCGGTGGCAGCTTCAGAGGCAATCATCCCCTTTGTGCCCGCTGCGGTAAGGGCCTCTCTACGCACGGCAGCCTCGGCGGTGGCCTGCGCAATCTTGTCCACTCCCGTGCTCTTTACCACCTCCAGCGCGCGCACCTCGGCGGCGGCAGCCTCTGCGCCTGTCTTCCCTTCAGCGGCCAGCGCGAGGGCTTTCTGCCGAGTTTCTTCCGCAGCGCGTGCGCCGACTTCTTTGGCGGTGCTTTCTATCGCGGCTTTGTTGATGGCAACCCGCGCGAGCGAAGATCCTATGCCCATAGACGCAAGGGACGCAGGGATGGATGCCAGCGCGCTGACAGCAAAGCCCAGGGGGTTTTCCGTAATAGCGTTTAGCTTACCGAGTCCGCTTGCCGCTGCGATATTTTGCTGCCGGCCCCGAATGTATTCGCTGGTGTAGGTATCCCACCGAGCGGCGGCGTCCGCCGCGAGGGTTTCCAGCCCCAGCCCCGTGCCTTTTATGATGCCGAGCTGTGAGACATCCTGCGCTGCTGTGGCCGCTGCATAGTCGCGTGCGTGGCTCTCAACCGCCGAGGAGGTGTAGGGGCTCGCTGCCGCGCCAAGCGCGTGCAGGGGCTTGTTGATAAAGTCTGTGATCGGGTTGCCTGTGGGGATGGCTGCCAAAGCCCCTGCGGCTGTTTCCGCCGCACCGGCGGCAAGAAGAGGCACCGCTGTGGTGGGAGAACGAAGTAGCATGCCAGCCGCGCGGGGAAGCGCAGCAAGCTGGGACATCGCCTGTCCTCCAGCGCTGCGCAGGAAGCCTTTATCTTGCCGCTTCGCCAGCGTTTCAAGGCGTTCCGACTGGGGGAGCCCGTCTTGAATCAGTGCATAGTTGGTGGGATTGCGCACCGCCCATGCGTGGCTTTTGGGCGCTTTGCGCGCGAAGTCTGCATACTCTTTCTGGCGATCATTGCGCGCGATGTCTTCCGCGTATTCGGGCACCACCGCTTGGGGAAGGCCCGTCTTTTCGGACAGCTTGAGGTTGCGCGCGACGTCGTCTGGGGGGCGCGTACCTATCTCATCGAGCACCGCTGGGGAGAGCTTGGGCGCTTCAAGGCCTTTTGCATACGCTTGTAAATCGTCCTCGGTATAAGGCATCCCTGCTCCTTTGGTTTAGAACTGCGACTTTACACGAAAACGCGCCGCAGTTCAATGCGTAACGATGAACTCAAAAAGTTCGTCCTCACTAGGGGGGCGCCCCATGTACCGCTCAAGACCGGCGCGTGCCTCGGAAACTTTCTCGGGTGTGTAGCCACGTTTGGCGATTGCCGCTGCGCGATCCTCTGGCGTGGCTTTGAAAACGCGGGTTTTGCTCCACGGGAAAAACCCGTCTGCGGTGATTTCTCGCAGCCCCCTGCGGTACGCTTCTTTCCGCTCTGCCGGGGTCAGTTCCCGCTGTAAGGCGGTTTGCTGTTCAGTTATCCTGTCGCGCAGGTAGGCCTTCGCGCGGATAAAATCCTCCTCGGTGGTCTTCGGCATATCCCCTGCGTATAGGTCAAAAGCCGTTTGCAGATCGACATTATCCACTTTCGCGTCGATGACCTTGCCGGGTTTTTGCAGCGTATTCCGCGCGCTGACCAGCGTCTGCGCGGCGGCGGTGCCGAGCGAATTGTCTTGCGCGTAGGCGACAATCTCGTTGGTGCTCATGGCCGCCAGTTTTTCAGGAGCGTCGAGCAGCGCGTGCGTTTTGGCAAGTTGCCTATACCCTACAGGTGCGCCGATTGTCTGGCGCAGTTCGTTCTTTGCGTCTTGGGATAAAGCCGTGAACTCGGGGGTACGCTCAACTTGCGCGAGGGTCCTACCGTCAAGCATCATCGAGTACACTGCTCCTTTTTTCTGGGCTAGGCTGTCGCGTCGTTCTGCGATGCGCGTCTTCACAACCCTCTCGGCAGCCCTTATCGCAGCGGGTTCGCCAGCCAAGCGCGGGTCCGCTCGCAGCGCTTTGGACATCGCTTCTACATCCCCCGTACTTGACGGGTCGGCCAAAAAAGAATCCGCTACCTCATGCCCGACGGTGAACGACAAATCGTCCTTGCGAACATTTTCAATCCGGGAGGCAATGTCAACATCATCTACAAGGGTGTCCTTCACCTTTGCGTAATACGCTGCCGCAGCGGCGGTATCCTTTTCTGCGAGCATCTTGTTTATCACGTTCGTGTGAAACTTTGATACGGCTGCGCGTTGAAGCGAAGTAACCTGCTCAATAGGAAGTCCGTCAACTGTGCGCATGCGCTGAAACACCGCATTCATCTCCGCGAAGGATTCGTCTCTGCGCCCCGCGTCGAGAGCGTATATCGTCGCGTTCTGCATCTGTGTGTTGATGGTGCCCTCTCGGGCGGACGCCTTGAAAGCCTCCGTCTCGCGCATCGCGTGCGTCAATAAGTCCGCTTGAAACGCGGAAGCATTGCGCTGCCGCACAGCGCTGAACGATGCGCGCTGCCGGGGAGAGGTGAGTTCCTGCTCAATCTCCCGCGCGGCAGCGTCGAAGCGTTCTTGGTAATCCTGCAAGAAGGGCTTACCCCCTTTTGGGGTGCTGATTACGCCATCACCTTTGACCGACGTATAACCCCCTTCGGCCATGGTCAGTTCGTTTTTACGCTGCGCCAACTTGTTCGTTGCCACCTCTACCCTCGCATCGTCGATACGCGCGGATTCTTGATCCACAAAGCGCATCATTTCGGTGCCGAATTGTGCGATGGCATTACCTTCTACCGCGCCATTGTAGGTGGACACACCAGAAACAGCGCGGAGTCCTTGGCGTGCGATATTGTCAGGGCTTGGGAGCTGGGCCATTTTACTGTGCGAATTTCATAAATTCAGTCGCGGACATCGTCCGCGACGGGGTTGTTTTAGTTGTACTTCCAGTGCCGCCGAAGTCGAAGGCGTCGAACATCCCCTTCGCACCGGTGAGCAAGGTGGCGGACGCCTTCAGTCGCGCGGCTTTTGATGCAACGCGGCCTTCGTATTCCCTTGCGTCGGCTTCAAGGTTGAGACCGCGTGCACGCGCCGCGCCTTCATACAGGTCCGCCATGGCCGCGAGGCGTCCTTCCGTTTCGATGCCCGCCATCAGGTTCAGCACAGTAGGATCGGATGCGCTCCCCCCACCGGCAGCAGCAACGGCCAGCGCACGGGACATGAGCAACCGCGTCTGCCGTCGCTTCTCTTCGGCACTGAATTGTGCGACAGCGTTTTCCTGCTCGGCGTTGTAGCGGAGCTGCTGCGCTGTGTAGCTGGCCGCTTGCTGCTGATCTTGGCCCGCCTTATACTTCCCGCCGGCTGTCAGCAGTGGGAGCACAACCTTTCCAACGTCGATTAGTGTTTCGTAGCCCATATATGCAAACCTCCTAAAGGGGCGCGGCCCACCCGGCTAAAGCCGACGTGTCGCAGAAAACTTTCCGCTGTGGGCTCTTCTTCGCTTTGGAATGCTAACACAAACGGATAGTGTCTGAAGAGTTTTTTGCTTTCGGCGATCATTGCTATCACGTCCCGCTTTCTGCGGCGCATTTCGGGCGTCGAACCGCACACTGCGACGTAGTTGTCCCCGCTGCGATACACGCCAGCGATAGCTATCACCGCACCGTCCAGCTCGGCGACGAGGGCTCTCAAACCGAAGAGGGGGCGGGAACCGTACCACTGCTCCACGTCTTTTTGCGTCGCGGGTCGAATAATCATTTCGTTCACAACTTTTCGTGCGTCGTTATAGACATCACCAGCCCAAGTAAGGTACACGGCCTCGGGGCATTCGCCTCCAGGCACAGGCGCGCGTCGATGTCGTATATTCCATTCAGCTCAAGCGAATGCGCGTCATAGGCCGTCCAGATGGAGTCGGGGTCCACAAGCGCGCCGTTTTCAATGAGCGGGAGATCATCCATGTGTTCGAAGTCCGCGCCGTATTTCAAACCCTGCGCATGTGTGTTTGCCATGACAAGCCCAAGGTGATCCACCCGTTTTACCTGCGTGAGCGCGGAACCGCCCTGCGCCGCGTAGGCCAACTTGGTGCTGCGCGATCTCGCGCGATAGTGGAGACCAACTACCGCTTTACTTACCGCAGTGAGGAGGGTGATGGCGCCGGAGGCTACGGTATACGTGCCAATATCAGCGCCGTCAGCCCAGCAAACCACAGTCTCTCCTTCGAGGTGCCCCAGGCCATTTATCGTCGTGGTCGGCGCGCCGTCGTACACAACAAACCCGTCGGCGTGCTTGGTGATTAGACCGCCCACACATTCGCTGAACATAGCAAACTTTTCCAAAGTGCGAACGGTCGCACCATTAATGGTGCGACGCACCACGTAGTACACCTGATCCTCCAGCGCGCCGGGGAGAACCGCGACATCCTCCACCGCGCCAACTGTCTCAAATTTAACCCAGCAGCGAACTTCCTCGATGCTGTCCATGATAAACACAGCTACCGTTCCGTCGGACAGCACGAAATGCACCCGCGTGTCCGGTTGCCTTTGAACCGCAACGCGGAGCACGCTTGGTTGAGTAACCTCGGGGGCAATTGTGGATAAATCCGTAGCACCGTAACGCCCCTGAATGTCTTCAACGAGCGAGACTACACGCGACCCGGAGCGATCCACAAAGAGCAATTCGTGGTCCACCAAAGCGGCATCTATGGTTGCGCTGCCTCGCGTAGATACGGGTCGCAAGTTGAAGTTGCTCGGCGTCATTGGCTCTTCAAAAGAAGAGGAACGTGCGATCCACTCGGCGCCCTGCCCCCCAAGCAGCAATTTGGAACCCGCTTCCATCCAGCTTATCGTATCCACCGGCCCCGTTCCGATGCTGCGGGAGATTGGGCCTGCGTCGCCTTCAAAGTCCTCATCAAAGCTGATGTAGTCATCTGATATGGACGCGTCCACCTGGTCCTTTCCCGCAAACCACAAGCGCCCCTCATGCAGCGCCACGACGGAAGGGTATCCCCTTCTGGGGGACCAGCGCCCTTCTTGCCACAACCTTGTGGCCACGGTAGCGCCAAGGGTTTTTGTAACCACAGCAGTAACCACCGTCGGGGAGGTGTAGCCTACGATGCGCAGCCAGCCGGATATGGAGCCGGATGCGTAGGACATGCGCAGCACTACCGTGCCGGAGGTGTAGTCGCCTACCGCTACGCCAATGCGGTAATAAATAATCTGATTGTCGAGGGCATCGTTGTAACTGATAGTACCGTTTGTTGTATAAGTGGTAACATCTGTCCAGTCGCCCGGCGCGCCAATAGAACGTTGTAAAGTGATCGTTGCGGTCCACGTTCCCGATCGTATAATGGTAACCGCGCGCTCCGTGGCCACTCCCGCGACGCGGATATAGTCAGACCACGTGTCTTGTGCGGTTACGTTCACAAGTACGTTCTGCCCGACAGAGGCGAGCTTCATAAGCGAGCCCACATTTGACGAGCGGAAGTAACTAGCCGACGCGGTGAGACTAACCTCCCCCGTCAGGGCACTCGCGGTCATCGTGATGGGCGATGTGTTCATCGCCATGAAGGGGCCATCGTCCGTAATGAACTCTGCAACAGACCATGAATGGGCGCCGCGACGTTCTATCCTCCGCTGTGGAAGCCCCTCGCAGGCAATAAATATCACATCACCCGACTGATCGAAGCGCATATCGTTGAGGTTGCCCGTCGTTACCCATGGGGTCGGTATAGTGAGCACCCCCGCAGAATCAATGGTGATAGAGTCGATGAGCGTCGGGTATGCTTCCCGGCTTAACACCCGTATATAGAAGTCGCCGGTCGGAGTAAAGGCAAGCGAATGCACCCCCGGGTACAAAAACGTTTCACTCACATAGTCATCTCCACCCGACGTGCTCCCTACGCGAAGGTGGCACTCGCCCCTTGTTATAGACACCCTTACTGCGTGTTCGACCCCGCTATACGCGCCAACAGCAACGAGTTGCTCCCTGATTGCGGCCAACGTACCCGTGCCTTGCAGCCGCAAGTAGCCCCCGGTGTACCAGTCCGACACCGCGCCCGCCTCGTCGTAGTCCGTCCACCCCACCACATCAGTGTTAAAGGTGCCGTTGGTTGTTTGCGCGGAAACAGTGGGGCGGGTAACCGGCACATCGTTCACATGCACGCGCATCGCGCCGCTGGTAAACTCCAAAAGCGCTGTGTCGTTTGTGGCAAAGATGAAGGGCAGGTAGCGTGCGTACGCGTCCCCTGCCGTGCGCCCGATCAGGCCGAGTCCGGGGCGCAGCCCCATAGGCCCTAACACCCGGGGCAGCCAGTTCGTGCTCTCCTCGAACATGAGGCGCACGCGTTCGAGGTCGATGCGCGCGAGGGCGAGGGGGCTGATTATCCCCCGGTTGAATGCCAGTATTTCTGCGTTTTGCCTAGCCATACAAATTCGCTTTGCTTCCGCGATCTACAATCGCACCGCCGCGAGATTGTACCCATGCCCCCTGCGGGAAGAACTTCGTCGGCCCCTGCAAGGCGTCCTTGGACTTTGCTTCAACAAGCAAACGCGCGGCGATATTGTCGAGCGCTTCTTTAACTGTGCCACTTTGCTTTAACCTGGTGCTTGCGCGCGCCGCAAGGGACGCGGTCACATACCTCACAAAACTCTCGGGCCACAGGCTGATGTCGCCCCCGTAAGAGGGATCATTCGACACGTAGCTGATAAATATCTGATCGTAGTCTGTGTACCAAAAACCTGTTTCTTCGGTGTATTGTAGCAAGGGGCTGTTCAGCCACTCGTCTGTGCAGAGCATGGAAATTTTTATAAAATCCACTGGCTTTTCAAAAGCCCTGCGGAAGCCAAACGTGGGGGTGATGCTTGTAGAATAGTCAAGTCGCGTAACGCGCTGGGCAAACTTCCAGTTCCCCTGCTCAAGGCAAAACTTCACATGCCCCGCGCCGGTGGTGGAACCCCACAGCGCATCAAGCACCCTTCGCGGTTCACGGTTCTCCGTGAGAGAGGCCAGCTCGCGCTCCCCAAGGTGCTCAATGAGTGCTTCGTTGTATATTGCGAGCTGGTCGGTCATGGTTTACCCCAAATCTTTTGAGTTGACCTGTAACCACGCTTCGGCGGTGCCACGGTCGTCAAAGCCTTCTTTCACGTAGGTCTTGTCTTTGCTGCGGATCACAGACCATCTGCGCTGCGGCCCCTTGAATTCCACAACGAAAGGTGCTTTGGGCGCGTCCTTCACTGCGACGGTCGGTTCGTTGATCTGCGCCTTGTTCAAGATGTGCAACTTCACATGGATGTTTGAGCAGGCGACTACCAAGGCTTCCGCGTACCACGCGCCGCCTTCGGGGAATATCTCCAGCTTGTCGCCAACGCGCAGCTTGGGCGCGACGTGCACCCAGTATTCAGGCTTCAGGACATCCTCAAGGGTGTCCGTTGCTGCGGGGGAAACACGGTGTACGTTGCGCATGTAATCCGCTGCGCGGATGCCATCAGGAATTAGTTTTGACATTTAGGTGGGCTCCTTGAGTTGTTCAAAAAGAAAAGAGGCCCCAAGGATACCCTAGAGCCTCTCACTTTGCAACCTTCACCTTTTAGTCGGTGTTGGTCGCGCTGCCCACAACGGTACCATCGGACAGGTCAACGGCACCCGGTGCGGTGGAACTGACTGTAACAACCTTGTGCATCGTCAGCGCGGTGGCATCGGTGGTCGAGTCTTTGTGATAAACGATGTCGTTTACCTTCATGCCCAGATCGCCGCCATTGGTGATGAAGCCAGAGGTATCAGCCGCTGCGGTAGCGTCAGCCGAAGAGTGGAGCCAGATGCGCGGGCCAGCGATGGCCTGCGCGATGAGGGCCGGGGGATTGGAAGTAGAGTAAGCCATGGTGATTCTCCTTTATTCAAAAGTTGTTAGGTCCCCTCCCGAAGGAGGGGAAGCCTATTAGGCTGCGGCGTATGCCGAGCCGTCGTGGTTTATAACCACCACGCCGCTGTTTTGCAGCAGCTTGGAGCCCATAAATACCGAAGTACGGCAGAAACTGTAGTCGTCTTCTTTGTCGTAGCCCACAGTGGTGCCCAACCCGTCGGTGTTGACCGCGTGGCCGATGGCGCTCTTATGGTAAATGTAGCACTTCTCGGCGGCGGTACCCTTGCCTGTCAGGTTCGGGTGAACGATCCAGTTCACACCGGCCCAGCGGAACATGGTCAACTGGCCTTCAAAAGGCTTGTTGTTGACGTAGTCAACAGAGGCGAACTCCTTGGTTTGCATCAGGTAGGCATACATGGCCGGGGTGATTACACCGGAGATGTTGCCGTCCAGAGGCACCGAGTTGTTGCCGAGGATGGTAACTGCGCGCATGACCAAAGCCAGCGAACCAACTGCGGCGGCGCCGGTGTCCTGCGTGGCGGTATCCAGTTGGGCCAGGATGTCGCTGTCAATCTTGCGATTGACCACAGCCATCGAGGTTTCTTGCATGATGCGACGACCATCACCTTGCGACGCAAAGATGTTGAAGCTGGTGCGGATCGGCTTGTCGTGCCATTCGGTCAGGGTGCAGGTGTTCTGCGTCAGGTTGTCAGCGCGACCCGGAATCAGGCCGTTCAGGCCACGGGTTACCGCTGTTGCGGAACCGGAGTCGGCGACCAAGAAGACAGCCGAGTTTCCCTTGATTTCGGTTTCGGTAACCACGGTATTGCGCAGCAAAGACTGCCGCTGCTCGAAGCCCTCGATGAACTCTTGGCGGTATTGCGTTTGAAATGCAGCATCGGACATGGTGATACTCCTCAAAGTTATTAGATAAAAAAGTTCTTTTATCCGCTGCTCGGGGTATCCACCATGTCTTTGCCGCCGGGTGTCCTTGCGGATCGGTGGCTAGGCCGATAGGGCCTTGCTAATCGGTACGCAGCTCTTTCAAGCTGCGATTTCGGACAAAGCTACTACAGGTTTTTGAACCTGTCAACTACTTTTTCAGCGACGTTGCATCTTTTCTTGCACAGAGATCAGCTCGCGGTAGCGGGACTGCATTTTTTCCGCCTGCGGGCCTTTCCAGTAATCCGACTTGTGATCGCCCATCAGCTTTTGGATACTCGCGAGTTCGGATTCAATGGCCTGCGCCGCGTTGCCGCTGCTGCCGGGGACTACCGTGGCAACAGGGTTGACCTCCCGCGCGATATTCGCCAGCCAGCGCAGCACTTTCACGTCGCTGACGATGGGCGTGCCATCGGCGAGGCGGCCTCCGAGGATGCCGTCCTTAACACCTTCGGGGGCAGCATCGAGCAACCCGCTTATCATGTTCTTGTTCAACTGCATCTCACTGCCCCACTCCGCGCGCAGCGTGGCCGTGGCTTCCTGCGTGATCTCCGCGTCCATCTGGTGCCGTGCGGCGAGCTCGCGTTCCTGCGCGTCCTGATACCACGCCACCGCTGCGGATGCCTGCTCGGGGGTCATGTTCGTCGCGTGCGCGGCAGAGGCGATAAAGTCATCGACGAAAGCAGCATCCGCCTCGCCGAGCGTGCGGCCTTCAGGCAACGTGATTTCGTAGTCCTCCGGTTTCTCGGGGATACCGTTCTCGCGGCGCCAGTCGGCGACTTGCTCCGGCGTCGGGTCCTTTGGCAAAGGTGATTTCAACCCCCCGGTGGCAATCTTGTTCTGCGCAGCAATGAGCGCGTCGATAACCGCTTCCTCGGATGAATACCGCTCCAGGCGCTTCAACAGTTTTTCGTCGCCCTTTGCGTAGTCCGTGCGGAGGCTTGCCCAATCACGCGGCGCGGCGGGCTCTTCGGCAGCGGGTGCAGCGGGCTCTTCGGTAGCGGGTGCAGCGGCGGGTGCAGCGGGCGCAGCGGGTGCAGCCGACGGGTGCAGCGGTAACGGGTGCAGCAGCGGCGGTAACAGGTGCATCGGGTGTTGCCGAGCCTTCAGCAGGGGTGGCGGCAGTGGTCATTTTTAATACTCCTTTTTGGTTGGACTACTTTTTTTAGCGCCCGCGAGGGCACCGGTGTTTACTTTTAACAACTTAACAATTTCCAGCCCCACGAAGCGCTTGCCGGACACAAAGGCGTGCTCTCGCGAGTCGGGTCGATAATCCAGGTCATAGGTGCCGCAGGCCTTGTTGATTATCCAATTCATCGCGCGCTGTTGCTGCCCGGAGTCCGCGTCCCCCCTGACAAGGGCTTGCAGCGCGGAGGCATCAGGAAGCTCCCACGCTGGAGGTGCAAATGCGGCGGGGGCGAGCATTGCTTTGCGCGTCATGCCTGCCCGAACCCTGCGCTAGGTTGAGGGTTGCCTGCCGAAGCGGTGCCCAGCGTGCTTGCAATGTCCGCACCTTGCTGAAGTTGTTGTAAGAGTTCTGCACTTTGTTGCTGTTGCGTACGCTTGTCGGCCAAGCCCTTGGCTTCCTCTTCGGAGCGGGTCCACTTCGCCGGGACGCCGATGCCTTCCAGCACATCGCGCAGCGCAGCGCTCGCATCGAGAATGTCCACGGTGTTCGGATCGAGCGCGACGGCGTCTGCAAGCATGGACTTCGCTTCGAGGAACCGTTGCCCTTTTTCGCGCTCAATGGCGTCGTGCAGCGGACTTTCAAATTGGAAAAGTAACTCTGCACCCTGTAGCTCTTTGGGCAAGTCCAACGGGGACCCGAAGGCGCCCGCGCGCAGCATAATCTCGAACGTCTTGTCGCAGAGGGGGCCGTTGTAATCGCTCTCCATCGGCTCGAACAGTGGTAGTGCTTGCCGGATATATTCCTGCACGCGTTGGCCCACTTCATACGCTGTCATCTCTCCGGCGGGCTGTGGGAGCGCAATTTTGTTCAGGAAAAAAGCCTCGGCGATCATTCCCCGCAGGCGATCCGCCATGTCAATCCCCAGAGGGAGAGCACCCGTGTCCTGTGTCAGGGGGCGCAGCACCTCACCCAAGCGCTCATCGTACTCCGCATCAACCCAGGTGATGCCCCCCGCGTAGATGCTGACGTCGGAGCGTATCGCTTCCTGCACCGCGAGCATCGGGGGGTTCACCGCTTTTTCTCCCGCGTTTAAGAGCACACGGGTCATCGCCTGAATCAGGCGGGCGTCCGGCAGCGCGGCAACGGTCGCGGGGGAATAGGCATACTGTGAGCCCGACACGGTCTGCCACCGGGGGATTGTGTATTCCTGGGACATCAAACCGACCTCTTCCATGAGGTGTTTGTTGTCCACGTCGAAGTACAAGGAGACGAATGGACTACGGAACGTTTTAGTGCCCCTGTAACTATCCAAAGGGATGATGCAGTGCCGCACGTTGTACTCTTTGAAGGGCTCCTTCGCAAGCCCGGCCTTCACCTTGTCGTGCACCTTGTCCCCAAAGAGGGTCACAAGCTCGCGGGCTGAAGGCTTCCACCGGCGATACACGGTGCCCACCATGCCATCGGCGTCTTCGACCCACGCCACGTCGCGCAGGTGCCAGCAGCGGTATAGCAAGCCGTTGCCTTCTTTGTTCATGGATGATTGAATAGCACACTGCCCAAAGGTCGCAAAGTCGTGGTCGCCCTCTTTGGTTGCCCTCGAAAATTGGCTGCGCCTGTCGTGCATCACGTGGCGCATACGCTCTTCCGCACTTTGAAGCCAGCCCTTCGCTTCGGTGCCCAGCCGATCGTAGTTGTGCGTGCGCACATGGAACCATGCTTTGCTGGTAGGGCGCAGCATCGAGCCGATTGCATTCCCCAAGTCTCGCCGGGCAATGATAGGGTAGGAAGTCATCAGGTTGGACGCGAACTCCTCGCCGATGTTGCGCACGGTGGTGAAGTCCGCGCGCTCGGGATAGAAGTTGTCCGCGATAGTTTGCCACAGCGAAAGCAGCCCGCTCCGCTTGTCAAAGAGGTGATCCCCCTGCTCGATTAGCTCGTCGATATAGGCCATATGTTTACGCGAGTGCCGTCTTGTCCGTTTGCACGCTGGGGAGTCCACGCTT